TCCAGATGCAAGTTCTGCAATAGCCTGAGCAGTCCTGAGAGGCGTCATAAAGGTGGCGTTGTCAGTCCCAGCTTCGGCAGTGGGTTGGTCTGGAATGGGGATAGTTGTGAGGTAGCCTGCCGATGCGTGGTTTCCCCAGCCAAAAGCGGTGTCAGCAGAAGTACCCTGTGAGGCTGTGGCGTAATCTGTGGAGGATGTAATCGCGGCGGTACCGAGGCCAAGGTTTGTGCGAGCTGTGGCTGCGTTTGTGAGGTCGGATAGGTTGTTTACAGATGAGAGAAATCCGGCAGCATCCAAAATACCCAAATGCCAAGGGCCAATACCGTCATAAACCCGCACAGTACCGGAAGTGGTGTTGAAATACCACGCACCCACCTGTAGAGGGTCTCCGTTATTGTCTACAACCGGATCGGATGCTTGTGCGCCTAAATACAGAGCATTTAGAGTGGTCTCAATAGCAGCAGCAGCAATGGCAGATGCCGACGCATCGTTCTTAAAGCCTTCTGCAGCATTACGGTATGTAAGAGCCTCAGAGGCCGACGTAGCAGAAGCTGTAGCTGACCCTAGAATACTGTCTACATAAGCCTTACGGGCCAGATCCTCTGCAGCAACAGGGTCGGCTGTCGTGGTGACCTTATTACCACCCAAGACAATGCTACCTGTCATGGTCCCGCCGGATTTATCCAGCTTAAGGGCGTCAGCAGTATCTACATATGTCTTAGGGGTGGCATCCCCAGCTACAGTAGGAGTACCTACGTTAGTGATCTTGTTGGACGCCATATCAATGACGCCTGACATGGTACCGCCAGCAAGGGCCAGCTTAGTGCCTACAAGATTGGTGATAGTTGTGGCAAAGGCAGGATCATCATTTAGAGCCGCAGCAAGCTCATTAAGGGTATTCAATGCCGCAGGAGCAATGTCTACAAGAGCCGATAGGCCATCATCGACATACTGCTTTGTAGCTGCATCTGTTGGATTAACAGGAGAAGACAGACCCGTAACCGTTGCAGAGGTACCAGACGCCATGTCCAAGCTACCAGAAATGGTAACATTGTTGAAAGTGGATGTACCAGAAGAAGTCACGTCCCCGGTTACATTTCCAGTCACATTACCAGAGACGTTACCCGTAAGGTTGCCTGTAACATCCCCAGTTACATTACCTGCTACGTTACCTGTAAGGCTACCTACAAACCCTGTAAGAGCCGTGATAGTCGTACCGCGTACTGTTGAGGCGACTGCGATACCTACGGGGGCATTGTCTACGTTACCGCCATTGATATCAGCTGTAGTAGCAGTCAAAGAGCTAAAAGTTGCAGCTCCTGTGACGCCTAGCGTACCTGCAATGGTAGAAGACCCGTCTACAATGATGTCGTTACCAAATCTCCCATTACGAGACAAAAACAAGTCGCGGAAACGGAGGCTATCAGACCCTAGATCAACAGTCCCTGTAACCTGAGGTAGGAAATGCCCTGTAGTGCTTTTGTAGAATACCTGAACCCATACAGCGGCATTCGTAGATCCATCTAGACACAGGTAAATGCGAGATCCTGCAGTATTAACCCAGAGAGATCCGGGACCATAGCCGACGGCATCATCATCTAAGGTACTAGGGTCCACTACAGCTGTAGGGTTGTTCTTAGTACCTGTACCACCGTTTACGGCAGGGAGATACCCAGAGATAGACGTAGCAAGGTTGATCTTCGGACCATTTCCAGCAGAGCCATCATGAGCATGCCCGGTGGTTGCATCAAAAGCATCCTCCAGAAGATTGAATTCAGCGTTAATTGGGGGAGCAACAACAGGTTGTCCGTTAAGGATCTGACCTGCAGATTGTCTTGTATACCCGGACATTAATCACGTCTCCCTGCACCAGAAAATTCCCAAACAACACCCTGAATAGAGAAGGGTTTGCAATCTTCTGTGCTAATGAATGTTGCTTGGACGGATCGACCAGAGCCTTGGATGTTCTGTTCGTATACCGGGGAAGAGCCACCGTAGATGATATTCTCGCCATCAAAAGTGACGCTTCTACCACCGTAGACTGTAGGAGAGCCAGAAATTGAACCGCTATAACCCACAGGGACAGAAATATCGCCTTCACCCCAATTGTATCTGACGTTGAGAAATACATTGAATGGACCCTCTGCCCGTACAAATGTATTCAGTTTGCGGTAGGTCTTTCGAATCTCAGTATCCCCGAAATCAAGAAACGGAGTAGCGTATACTGCGAAAATGGGAACGCCATTGAATGTTGTGCCTTGTTCTTGGCGATATAGATTACCGTCGAAGTCGCCATGTAGAACAATCTCTTCCGTACCAATGTACTGAGAACTAGCGCAAGACGCCCTCATTCCCTTAATCTCACCATACTCCCACGCGAGGCTTCCATTACGAGACGTTAGACCACCCAAGATACCGTAACTGGCCTCTACAGTGTCTGTATCTGCACCATAGAACATGCGATATTGAGACTTCGACCGAACAGCTACAGATACCAGATCCTCTAATTCCTGAGTCTTGATAATATCAAGAAGAAGACCTTGGATGGGTTTCGAAATAGTCTCCAATTCAACGTCACCAATGCGGCTTGTACCAGCAACAGGACGGAAACCGTCAGCTGAAAGGAATACTAGATCCCCCCCAATTTCTTGGACTGTGTCTCTGGCGATACAGCCAACATTCGAGGTAACTTGCTTGAGAAGGAAATCACCAGATGAACCCACCTCAATTCTCTTAATTGATGCAGTACCAAATATGAAAAGGTCTTCGCGGAAGGGGTATAGCTGATTTACAAAGAAGCCTGCTGGAATCTGTCCTGCCCCAGCTGCTACAGTGAAGTCATAAGGATCACGCGGAGCCGAATGACATACCAAAGATGCCTCAATACCACCCGAGAAGAAGAGGTGGTCTTCAAATACCTGAACCAGAGCCGGGGCAGTAATAAGTTGATCACCTCCGGGTGAACCTGTACCACCTGTACCGCCCACAGTCAAGGTATAAACTGTTACACCATCAAAAACGTAAGGCTGATTTACCCCATCAACAAAAGCAATCTCGGGGCCATTACCAAAGTCGAATTCTTCCGCCCGTACACGGGTTACATCCCGGCCCGAGGCAGACATAGCCAAGCCCGTAGCACCTGTCAGCTTTGACCAGCCAACTAGAGGGATATGCTTCCAGAGAGAGTAGGTCGCAGCACCAACATCCTTACGTGCCGCAATAACGTAGGGGTTACCAATACCCCGGTTACTAAAGTAGATAACGCCCAGAACTTTGCCTTCTGCAGTATTATCTCCCACAGCTGGGTAGGTATCGTCAAAATACTGATACCCTTCCATGCGGCGATACCCACCGTAGATAGACGGTTCAAAATTCACCAACAAGGTAGCTGCACCGGGAGAGCGGTCAGACATATCAAGATGATGCTCGTTGGTGAGAAGACCACCCTCGCACAACACCTTAAACTGATCAATTCTATCCGCCACTGATTAACCAATCTTCCTGTTAGTGAACACGTTATTGAAGCTGTTAATGTACAGGGTCTGCATATTCTGGATGCCTTGATCGAAGACGTCTCGGGTGAATGCAGCTTGCTCTGTGTTATCCTTGAACATGTACATGTGGTACAAAGCACCGGACACGATCACGTTTCTAAATTCAAAAGGCACACGAGGTTCATCAGCAGGTAGGACAAGCTCCTGTCTCTTCTGGTACGCCTCATAGCGGATCAGATAGGCTTTATCCGGGGAACAAGTCACACCAAAACCGTGGTTAGACCATGGGAAAACATGAGTAGGGCGACCACGACCAGCAACACCTTCTCGGTAGTCCTCTACCCGGCCATTGCTGTACCACTCTTCCCGTGACATCTGACGAAGACGACCCATAGAAGGGCCAGATACATCGCCACCCGGGTCGATCACAAGAAAGCTGTCCCACTCCGGGATCTTAATATTCGCGGGCAGATCGTAATCCACCTTACCCGGTGTTAGGGTCATAGTCTCAGTGGTGTGGTTCCACGGCCACTCAAACTCTTGTTGATTGATTTGGTCCAGAGTATCCTGAACCGCATCCTTGGCCAGAGATTGGATACCCCGGACATTAGAAAACTCTGCAGATGCAATCTCAACCTCATTAATGCGGCGAAGAACATCGTTGCAGAGTGATAGGTAGGTAAAGGACACAGGAGCCTCCAAAAGACGGAAAGGGGCTATCCGTTAAGACAGCCCCTCTCGTTAAGATTTGGTATTAGGCGAGGTTCCAGTACGCTGTCACAAGACCTTCTGGGCGAAGGATCTTACGTGCGTAGAGGTGCATGCCACGAACAACTTCTGCGAAGTATGTCTCGGACTCAAAGCGGCTTGTCTTGGACAGCTGCTCTGCAGTCGCTACAGCAGACATATGACCCGCGATGATCACGTTATAGTCTGCCTCAGAACCAGCTGCAGCTGCAGTATCAGCACCGTTACCGATGTACGGCAGGTTGTTGGACTGGTAAACGGTGAAGCCACGGATCTTGTTTGGCAGCTTACCGTTACGGACTTCGCTATCACCACCCCAATCAGCGTTGATCAGTTTGGAGTCTTCGTCGCCCAGAACTTCCATGGCGATTGGGTCCAGAACAATCCAGCGACCTTCTGTCGGGATGTTCGCCTGATCCATCTTACGCTTCATGCGGTTGATGATAGACAACAGAGACGTGATCGCACCAGCACCACCACCGGGAGCTACTGGAATAGATGTCGCGCTTGGCAGGACACCCAGATCAGCACCACCAAAGTCAGTGATATCCAGCTTGTTAACTGCCAGAAGTTCGTCAGCGTCTGCAGCTGCATTTGCCTTGGTACCGCTTGCGGCAGTACGAGGAATCCAGTTACCACCGCTTTGCTCGAAACCAGCCATGTAGCCCATAACCTCAGCGTCAAACGCATCAGTCATTTCGTAACCAGCTTTATCCGTCGCCAATTCCATGAAGTTAACATGGCTGTGGGCTTTCTCAATGTCGTCCAGTGAGAACGCAAAGTAGTTAGCCTGATCGACTACCATGGTGAAGTCAGCGTCGTCCAGAGACTGAATAGCCACAGGAGTACCGCGCTTGAGGGCGTTCACTGTGATGTTCGGCTCTTTGATGATGCGAACAGAGTCACCGTACTGAGCGATTTCGCCAGTGTAATCGGTGTTTGTAATGCCCTGAACAACAGAACTCTTACGGAAAGCTTTCTGTGCTTTGCGCGAGAAAATCGTTGGGGACCAGTTACCGTTTGGCAGGTTTGTGTAACCGCCTTCAGCTGAAAATGCCATTTTGCATGTCCTATCTATGTGAGTTGGTAAAGACCCTAATAAGGGTCGTTCATCAGGTCACAGAAGGGAGTGTACAGAGTGGCAGTAACGGAAACGGGTGCGGTTGTATTACCGGGCCGAAGTCACTGGTGGACCTGTCCTCAATATCTTCTTGTGTGGGTTGTTGGAAAAGGCGACAAGGTAGGCTCGTTAGAGGCGGCTTGTCTGGTTATGCTCTGACGCCGTTTTGCTATGCAGGTACGGCCAAGACCTCAAAGAGCAGTAAGTCGAGATAAACTCGTGGCTATTTAGGGTATCCTAGATAAGCAGAAGTTTATTCAATTTGGTTGCGAGTGGGGGAGTTGAACCCCCAGCTTCTGGTTATGAGCCAGATGAGTTACCATTACTCCAACGCGCTTCAAATTAGTTAAATCCCACGGGGGAGGTAAAGGAGAACAAAAAAACCCTCCCCCGGGGACTGTAGACACGTTATAACACTAGTTAAGGTAATAGTGCAAGAACTTTTTACGTCAGATCGTACAAATAATTACCTGACCGCATAGCTTCTTCAATTTCAGCTTCATATTTGTCGTACTCACGGTCAGAAAGAGCCTTTACCTTGCTATCGGACCACTTAGGCTTAGACGTAGACTTTGGTGTAGAAGAACCTCCAGCTGCTACATCACGGGCAGCATCTTTAGAAGGATCAGAGACAGCCTTACCCGCCTTCTTCATGTCTACCTTGTAGAGATCCACGGCACGGGCAGCTGCACGAGCGTCTGTACCGTTTTTATACAAAGCGTCGAAGATATAGGAAGGTTGTTCGTCCACCCATTCCCGGAATTCTGGATCTGATTTGATGTCGTCAAAATCAGGGTGGATCTCAAGAAGCTGTTCATAAGCGGATTTACGAACAGATTGCTCTTCCCGCTCCCGCAACTTCGCAAGACGTTTATCAGTTTCATCCGCGACCTCAGATGCCCGTTTACGAGCGATGGTATCCACAATGGCTGCAACCTCTGGGTACTTCTGAGACCATGCTTGGATTTCTTCCTCTGATTTGGGGAATTTAATCTGTTGCTTTGTGGCGTCAGACAATTGGGCTTCCATCGTTTCGATGCGACGGGACAATTCATCCTGTTTCTGCTGACTGTGGCGGCGTAGATCACTGTACCGCTTTTCCCAATCTGTTTGGGGGGCAGAAGAGGTAGGCTCTTCGGTCTTTACCTCTGCATTAGGCTGATCTTCATCTGGCTTGTCCAGATCTTCGAAAAAGGCGTTTTGGTATTTAGGCATATGGATTCTCCATGGGGGCCGGGGGTGCCGGGTGGCCCGATTACGTTGGCACTGGTTACGATTTGTCTTTTACATCCTGAACCTGTTCTTTCAGGTACTTCAGGTCACTCGCCTCTTTGTATCGCCCTTGTAATACGGCGATCTCCCTTGCGTCCGAGGCAGTCGTAAGGGAAGTCTTGATCTGATCCATCCGGAATTCAGCGTAGGCGTTTAGGGCGTCACGGAATTCAGGGGTGTTGATCGGGTAGTTTAGTTTCTTGGCAAGGTCTTTTGTGATGCTCACATTGCTTGTCCTGCGTTAGGCTGCGCTGGGGCAGGGTTACCACCATTGGCACCGCCTCCTGCGCCTGTGAAGCCCTCTGCACCGGGTTCTGGGGCATTACCGGGGGCTATGTTCCCATTCCCATTCCCCGTAGGGTCATCTGGGGACGGACCACCAGCGCCTGCAGGACCAGCGGGGCCGGGTTGGGGTTGCGGCATGTACTTCTGTACTTCAGCCATGATTTTGGCCTGTAAGATCGCGTCCTCTTTGCTGTTGAGCATCTTATCTGCATCAAGGTCCATGGATATGGCCATTTCACGGAGGATGTAGTCGTAACGCACAAAGGGCTGCATCAGGGGGTTTGCGGTCATTTGCATAAACTGCAGAAGGCGTTGGCTACGGATCTCGTTCCGCATCAGGCTCTCTGTACCCCGGGCCTTCACTTCGATAGCACCTCTGGTGAAATCTTTGTCAAAGTTGAATTGCATGTTGAAGGCAAAGAAGGCCCTACCCAATGGGGTTAGCAGGTAATCATCGAAGTTACGGACGACACCCTTAATGTTCTGTGCCGCAGCACCCATCAGCATGCTCATACCAGAAGCCGTGCGGCCTGCACCCATGACGCCACCGATACCATGAGAGTACGACGGGATGCCTGTAGCTTCATCCGCCAACATCCTAGCCTTATCGAACATCATCATGACTTCATTGGAGACGTTGGGGAACTTTGTACCAAAGATGGCTTGGCCGGGTGCGCCAGCTTGCCGCCTGAATACCTTACCTGAGTAAATGTCTAGGGTTTGTCCGGGGACAAGCGCGGATTCATCAACCTCAACCAAGATATTCCCACTCAGTACAGCGTTGTCCACGGCGAGACGGGCAAAGCCATTCATCAAGCTCTGCGTGTCTTCCATGTTGTCGCCAATACCAATGCCCCAGACGGAGTAGGGATCAAGCTCATACGGTACGATATGGAAGGGAATACGTGCCGGTGTAAATGGGTTTAACATTAGGCGCAAGATGTGGCCATTACAGATCCAGATATTCGCCTGAACTTCAACCGCTTCCTCAAGAGCCTCAGGAATATCCACACCCTGTTCACGCAGAAGATCCGTATCGACCACACCCCAGAATTCCAGAACCTCGAAACGATCATTTGTGGTCAGGTTATCTTGATCGTCATCAATGGTGGACTCCCAATGCTCTGGGACATAATTTGGACCCTCTTCAATTGCAGCCTCAATAGAGGATACCCGGAACCCCGCACGGTTACGGAGCTTACGAAGCTGGTGTGAGCTATGCCGATGGCGATCCACAACATACGTCGCTTCAGTCATAGTACGGGCGTTGGGGTCGGGGTAAATAGACCACACAGAACGAGATTCAATTTGTGGGATATCCCGGAACTCAGGGATGTACGTTCCTTCGTCGTCCCACTTTGGATATTCCTTAGACACAAGGAATGGACCCTTCATAACCCCGGAACCAAACAAACAGGTCTCAAAGGTAGTCATACGCAGATGCTTCACTGCGTCGGTCTCTTCCAGCTGGTCGTGAACCTTTTTCTCCATTGCACGGGCAGCACGTTTAGCAGGCTCCCACATAACAGCGGCAGGAGAATCCGCCGGACCCAGCTTAAGGTCGTCCTTAACAGACGCCAGTTTCGGTGCCAGAATACCCAGATCCTTGTCCAGATTAAGGCGGCGGGTATTTCGTGCAGGGGGTTCATAACCCTTCTGGGCCAATTCCTTAGTCTGTTCCGCAGAAGGGGTGGACGGGTCCATGGTAACGGCATCTGCAGCACCGATAGGGTCAGACGGGGTTTCATACCCAACAGGGAATTTGTTACCTGCCAGAAGGACGTCTACGACCATGTTATGGCCCGCATTAACCTTCGTCTTGGAAATCTTGATAAACACCCGAGACTTCTCTGAATCACTAAAGGTGGTCTCGGGGCCATACACACCGATATAATTCCGGTAATGGCGCAGCCACTTTTCTTCTCGTGGTTGGCGGGCTGTACGGGCTTTGTAAAAGAGATCCGTGATATGAGACACCACGGCGTTCATTTCTACTGCATCCTGTGCCGTATCATCTTCTTCCTCAAGGACGTAACCACCATCGTCAATAGTCTCCTCCAAGTCAGGGGATTGCTTACTGAAAACCGTGGATGGCGTGTTGTTTTCCATGAATGACATAATTTACCTCGTCAGTAGCCGAACACGGCGTCCATTGGTTGGTGGGGGGTATTGTTGCGAGACGCCCATGAGAAGGGGTCAAAAGCAGTGGGCCGAGACATCACACCGTATCGAACGGAGTCGTAGGCGTGGTCGTCTGCAAAACGAGGATCAATATCCTCCCCACCTTTTGGGTCTGTAGGGATGATGGGTAGAGTACCAACAATCTTCCTACAGGTATTGAAGAACACAATTCCGGGGCGTTCCGTTACAGGGTCAATCCGGAGACGTTTGTGCATCTGGTTCTTACCTGCAACCCTAGCACCGTGAGATCGATCAGACGGCCTCCAACGACCACCCAGCGCGTTCATTTCTTCTGCGATACTAGGGCCGCGCTGACCTCGGTTATGCCACGCAGAACTGTCCAGAATGCCGTAATCGATGTTCTCACCGCGTTCCGCCTCATTAACGGCGCGTTGTAGAGCGTCACCCTCATGTTTGGAGAGATATAGCTCACGGTACACCACAAGCATTTCGTAAGCCGGATCTACAGCAAACCAGTGAACAGCTGAAAATGAGCTATAGCCATAGTCACAGCTGCGAAATCTACGCCATGTCTGCGGTATATCAAACGGCTCTACTACGTGTATGCTAGGCCTGAATTCAGCAAAGGCTGCACCATCTGTGGCAGACCAATCACCCTCAAGAAGTTGTCGTCTCTGGTTCTCTGGGAGAGAGAGAAGGCTGGATTCATACGACTGATCTTGGATCAGGTACGGATTGTCGTACAAGGACGCAGGAATGAACCTACGCTTAAACAGAGGCTCACCCGCTCTGGCATTAGGCTGTCCTGCCTTAGGATGCCCGGGTGGATACGTGTCCGGATGGGCCAAAGTCAGCCCGGTATCAATATCCGTAGCCCAGAACGCCTCATTAGCAGGGGCAGGGTCGATAAACATCGATTTGACCCATGTATTCCCGCTTACCCAAACACTGCCGTCCTGACGTGCAATGAAGGTATGGGTTTCTGGGATACCTACGCAGTACACATACCCTTTGTAAGGTACCTTACGGACGTCTGACGTTCTCTTAGTCGAGGTGGAAACATCGTATACGTGGTTACCAGTCAGAAGTTCCGTCCCACCACTATTTGTAACCTTTGTACTAACCTGATAAACAAGGCCAACTCGATCCGGACGCTGACGAGTAGAAACATACACGATGCGGCCAATCTTTACAGCTACCTCGGAGAAGTCGTCCTTTAGAGCCTCAGAAGTAGTGTAGTAGTAACTGGCAGATCCATCCCCCATCATCGCGGCAGAGAAGAATGCATCTAGAGCCACCTTTGGGAGGTTCTTAAACTCTGTGGTTAGACGCTTGTTACGGCAAAGGTCTCCGTATCTCTCCATGTGGGCGTAGAGGGACGGACAGTAAATCGTGAAAGCGTCGGGGGACGTGGAGTAGGTGTATCCAAGGGAGTCTAAAAGAGCCGCGATAACCTCTCTGCCAGATTCTTTTGACTGAGCGATGCAAACAGCTTTATCACGATGTACACGACACCCCTCAGACACATACCAACCCACAAGGGCCGCGTATCCCTCTACAGGAAGGAGGTGGGGCTGATTAAGCTTTCTTTTGCGGCCTCCAGAATGCTCGATCTCTACGTGAGAGACATCCCTACCAGAGAAAGATACCGAACGCAGAATTTGAGCTTGTCCGGGCAGATCGGAGAAAGGCGTAAGAGTGTACTTACTGACTTTATTATACCTATTACCACCAACTTTTGCAACCTTGTGGTCTTGGGTGATAGACATGTTCAGACCACGAGCAGACACCTGAACAATCTCCTCCTCAATCCACGCCTTGTACGTGTGATCCACGACCGTCTCAAACAGCACTCCATCTGAGTCCACGGAGTAGATAGCATCTCCGGACTGCATCTCACGGATATCAACCCAACCGCGATTGGGGGTTAGAACCTCGCCATGCGTGAGGCAGTGGCCCGGACCCCCGGGGTTTGTTGTCCCGCGCTGATAGGTAGGCAAATCGGAAGCTGTTGTACGAAGACGGGATCGCATGTAATTCCACGCAAACGGAGTGGCATGCTGAGTAAGCTCGTCAAATGCGATGTAGCTAAAGGCCTGACCCTGATATCGCAAAACGTCATCTGGACGCTCAAGATACGTCATCCACATATGACCGCCGTTAGGGAAGGTCCAACTAGACTTTCGCTCTGACCACTTCGCCTTTGCAAACGCTTTTGGGTACAGCTGCTGAGATTTCCAGACCAATTCACGAAGTTCGTCGTTAGTCCGTCGTAGGATCAGGCCATTGAATTCAGGGTGATCAAAGTACCGTACGGGATCAGCCAATAGCCCGAAGGACTTACCGCCACCTGCAGAACCGCCGTACAATACTTCTTGCTCACTAGCAGCAAGGAATGAAGTCTGCGGGCCGGGGTTTGGGGTGAAAACAGCATTTACACTCTCTTCAGCTTCTGTGAAATCAACATAGTTATCTACATCTTTTTCTTTGTGGATCTCAGGAGTAGCCAATTCCTCCTCAGATTTCTCGGAACCGGGTTCTACCCAATTTTCCAATTTCTTCTGCTGCATAACAGCAATACGACGGGCGTCAGAAAGCTTGCGTTTGATCTTGGCTTTGGCTTTATCAGGGCCAGTTTTAGGAGCCTTCGCACGTCGCTCTTTACGTTGCTTCTTCTCGCGGACGTTCTTCGGGTCAGAACCTCTTCGGTCTTTCCAGATCTTGTTAATGCCTTGGTGGCTGATCTTGTTCCCGGTCTTCTGTGTAAGCCAATCAGCAACCTCACGAAGAGACATCCCGTTGTCGATGGCGTCCAAGGCCTCTTTAACAGGACCAATCATGTCCGGGTCCGGGATCAGCACAAGAGGATCATCCGGGGACACCATATAGCCATACGCAGGCCTGATACCGGGATGTAGCCGGGTCTTTTCAGGGAAATCCCTGTCGTACATCAGCTAGGGTCTTTCGGGGGAAGAACAAATACACCCGGTTGAGCCGCCTCGACTTCGATACGCTCAGTCTTCACAATTCCCATTCGATCCAAGATCTGTTGGGCTGCTGCAATAAGGTTCTTGTTACCCAGAGCTTCTGGATTGTCCAAAATACCAATCAGCTTTGCGACTGCCTTAGGGGCAGAAAACACCAGCTGGTTGGAGGCAGCTTCGATGATATGATCCTTGATAGGGTCAGTAGCTTCTTTGGTGGAAGTATTCGGAGAGTACCCAGCCTCATTCATCGCAGCCCGTACGTCTCCTTGGCAGGAGCCAACCAAAAGTTCAATGAACTTAGCCTGCCTCTCTGTCAGAGGTTGTTTTTTATCGGCCATTGGAGGCTCCATTCTCAGAGATATAGAAGAGGGATGTTGTGAGCCACGGAAAGCCACAATCATGCTTCACAGTGGCGTAGCTATTTTCTCGGATGCGCTTCTCGGAAAGACCCACAATGATGGCTTTCCATTCAAGCTGCCCGACAGAGTTAATTGCGGGGGGATCTTCAAAGTAGGCTGATACACCTACATTACGCTCTTCAGTACCGTAGTACCATTCAAGGCTGTCGAGAATGTAGTTACAATTCCGAACCTTCCCGGCGTACCCCGCTAGTTTGGTTTCGCCGCCACCAAGATTTTCATATGAGATTATGGTTAAGGTTGGGTCCACAACAGGGAAGATCGCACCTTCCAACATGCCTATAGGGCCTTTAGCCACACTGAATACAGAGGTAGCAGTCAGAATAAGGATCGACGCAGTCAAAATGGCGTTATGAATATACTTAAACATCAGTTTGCAACCCAACCACGGATGATATCGACAAGAGAATCCCGCATAAGCACAAATGCCGCAGCCAGCGTCAGAAACACCGTTGCAGCACCCTTGAGCCAACTGACTTTACCCCAAACCATCTTCCAGAAGAGACGATCCTCTGCCATTTCAAGCAGGGCAGCTTTGCGATCTTCGGGTATATCATCCCAATGCTCGTAATGTTGCTGGGCATCTGAATGTCTAGCCATATAAATAAGGGCCTCAAATAAGACACTACGCCCGCAGCCGGAACCACGGACGTAGCATGCAAGGGTTTACTTGCTTTTGCAGGAGGCAACATTCTTCGTAGAACCTGCAGAATTTGATGCACCAGCTTTAATTGGCTTGGGGGTTTTGGGAGTCACGTTTTTCATGGGGATACCTGTCATTTAGAGGGGAAGACCCTCGACAAGATCAAGGGGCTGTTTATTTACGTCAGATGCGTCGTATTCAAACAAAGACCCATAATCGACACCCGAGTAACAATCGTTGTTATACTGCTTACGGGTGATCAGCCCCTCTTCTAGGAGAAGCTGGCGGGTCTCGTCTAAGGAAACCCGAACACCTGTGGCCGCTTCAATAGCTGCACGAATGTAGATAAGATTGATCATGAGAAAATGTCCGAGGATACAACTCACCCGGCACAAGATGAGTTATCGCATATTACCGTAACAATGTCAACAAAAAGTACTGGACAAACGGTAATAAGTATGATATTTTAAAGAAGTTGTTTGGCCGAGGGTAATATATAATATACCCGATATATCGTGCGTAGTATGAAGGGCAGTCCTGTTAGGGCTGTCCTTTTTTATTGGATACAGACTAGCTACCGATGTACCGATAGATGTGGATTACCCCGATATCGTACTCAGATACGAGGATATCCTCTGGTATAGCGACATACCCCTCAGGTGCCGTCACAGTGAGCCGCTCTTCTGGACGTCCATTGTAGTTGTAGTCGAAATAGACACCCACAGTGATGCCTTCATATGTCAGGGTGAACCGGATATCAGCATTGTGTACCAGATCATTCTGAAAGGTGATTGTAGCTACAGCTGCAGGAACCTGTGGTGCATCCATAACCACGTATGAACCTGTCTTCTCTCCGGTCAGTTCTGTCCATTTGTAGATGTTTCCATCTGCTAGAGCAGGAGAGGCTAAGGAGAACATACCAACCAACAGAGTAAACAAGAGTATCAGTACACTTACAACCTGAAGTAATATGGACAGTATCTTACGCCGATTCATGCTGCACTCCGGACGTTGTAGTCTGGAATAAGGAGAGACAATGAATCCTGAATGTTGCGAATGGAGAATTCCTCAGGGCTGAGACGGATTGTGGTGTATGTGGGAATGTCCTCCGGGAGCTTGAATAGAACCCGCTCCTTATCCAACGCCACAAATGCGTAGATATCAGCCTCTCTCCGGGGAACATGATATGCGTAACTAGGTCGCCTACCACCACGGAGCCTATAGGACACACTCTGGGCTGTCTTAACCTCTATGGTCCTCACAGCACCATTAGGGAACCTGCACCAAATATCAGGACCATATACATCCACAGGAATAGCCTGTAAGCCCGCTCTCACAAGCAAATATGTCGTGAGGAACTCTCCAGCCTGTCCTGCCATAGCAGCAGACTTCATCGGGGGGAAATCTACAAGATCAATCACAGTCACAATCCTTTATCCGCAAGACTTCCTTAATCTCCCGGATCTTGGCGTCTCCACCATGTGCAAAAGCCTCATTCAGGGCTTCCTGAGTAGCAATCAAATCTGCAGCCTTGATGTACAACGTCTTCCCACGAACCCGGATAAACATACGGCCATCATCTGAGGTGTAAGCACGGTACAGCATCACTTGAACCCACCAAAATCAAAAGCCAGTCGTTCAGGCTCCATATCAAACTGCATAGCAATCTGTTCATCACTCACTTCCATGGCCCCAGCCTTAGAATGCAAGATCTCAGCAAGTCGTCTCAGCTCATGGGCCATGCAATAGATCGACGTAAAATCCCCGTCGTCTACCAGCTGGATAAGAACATCATCCATCAACTCTTCCAGAGATATCCCATCCAGCTTGGTAGGTTCTTCGTCTCCATCCACTTCAATCGAAGGAACCACATGGATTAGCATGTCCGTATCAAATGCCACTTCAAGCCACACTGATAGATCTGTTTCGATTGTACTTGTACGCTCTACCGACATTCACTCATTACCTAGCAAGGATGGTTACTGTCTGCGATATTACCCTAACTATTACCCTAAGTCAAGGCGAGATCGATTTACATCCAGATAAAGCCACCCCACAGATCTGAATTCCTCCAAATAAAGAAGGTGACAGTTTCATACAGGTATTTTGTGGTGGACTCAGTTTACAGTTGAAATGCCTAATTTTATGCAGGGGTTGTATACGGTAACGCCCCACCCCCCCCATGGCACTCGCCCTCCCGGTATATATGCCAAGGGAAAGAGTTAATAAGCCATTAAACCCATGGGGAAAACTGTGGATACAAACAAACATCCACAGAATGGAATACATGCCATAGAAAACAGGCATTTAACCTAGCTATGTCGCATAACCAATAGTTAGAGGCAGGCATGTATCCCCCTGCAATCCGGGCATGAAACAAACAAAGAGATATATGTTAAAGGTGTTAACATGCTATGACGAAAGCATGCAGGTGTATCGGTGCGCGGCGTTATGCACAAATATCAGACTAGATCCAGATCCAGATCCCTGACCTATACCATACTAGATCCGTATCAGATCCGTTCAATGCCGTTGCCAGATCCCTGACCTATGCCGGACCGGGGCCATCCACTCAATACAGACAGCCTTAGAACGTCATCTATACCCCGTCCGCTACTACCCCAGCCAAAAGCACAAGCCTCGCACTCTACGGCGCTTATATTGCGTCTAATCAGGGTGACCAAACTACGGACATAAAAAAACCCTGCCTTGTTATGGGCAGGGTCTCGATCTTGCTTTGGTGTTGTTAGGCTAGACTATGCGGTTGCGTGATCAATTTGAGTGCGAATGTCTCTTTCTTCATGCAATTCAATTCCGGTTTCGCGCTGTGTGGTGATCAGCATTTCACCCCAAACACGTATGAAGTTATTATTTTTTGCCTCAACTGCATTGTAATAGTTGAGTGCGATGGCAGC